CCTTGTCTTGCTGAGCAACTCTGATTCGTAAAGACGAATAGAAAGGGATTGCTTGCCCTCCAGGAGTGGTCTCACCATATGCTCCATCTCTGACTTGATTGGTACATCCAATGATCCAATTGTTATTTGCTATGATCCTGGCTGTTTTACGCAATCCTTCGGAGAATTCTTTTGCCCTCCTCATTCCCATTTTGTCTCCCTTTTCCAATTCTAATTCCGTAGAGAGAGCCGCAAGAGAATCAGTAGCAATGAGATTGATGGCTTCGTTATTATCGGGTTGCCAGGAAAAGATTTTTTCAAATACTTCGGTGACAGTATTCGGTCTGTAGTAGTTTTTAGCAGCTAATTGGATTTGATAGATTCTTGCATATTCTTGATCAAGTCGAGCTTCTGGATCAAGAAACATTACTTCTCCATCTCTTTGCTGAACAGAAGCTCCTATTTCAGAAAGGATTGATGTTTTGCCGCTTCCTGATGGACCAAAGATTTCAGTAATGATACCACCTGGAATGCCTCCATTTCTGCATCTGCCGCCTGATATGGCAAGGTCCAGTAAAGTCGATCCAGTTGATATCATTTTCTTGAAATCAAAATCTTTTTTGGCAATTGGCTCCCGTAGAGTTGATTGTTCAATTTCTTCTACGAGAGAGGTTTTTCTTCGTTTGATTACTCCCATTTGTGTCAAATCTCCTTCAATGAAAGAAGTAAGGGAAGGAGAGGGTGCCAGAAAATTGACAGAATATTCATCTTATCCCTCTGTTCTTCTGCGGTGCAGTCTACTTTCGTACCTTCCCTTACAATTCATAATTCAATAGAAATTGTTAACCTCTTCGGAGTCTTCTTCTTCCTTCTGGTTGAGATTCTGATTTCTGCTTCTGATCTTCGATTTTCTTTCTCCGGGCTTCTTTCTTTTCCTCTTCGATCAGATCGGCTTCTTCCGCACAAGAATTGTAAAGTTTGCATTCTTCACATTGTTCGAGCTTATCAATATCTTCCCCAAAGGAACCACCATACGGACACTCACCTTCATTTTGTTGTTTTTCTGGCTCAGGCTCAGGAACGGATTCGGCGGTTGAATCGGATACCGATTCCGGAACATCGTCTTCTTTGGTTTCATTTCTTGCCAGGGATCGTCTTGTGCGAGAAGGAGCTTCTTCGGTTTCACCCCTTTTGGATTTTCTCTCATATTCTTCGTCAGGAGCCGACGCATCATAGATTTCCTTGATTTTTTCATAAGGGAGAACGAGAATGATTTCATCCAGAGAGAGCGTCTGGTCAAGGATTTCGTCGGGAATAGCATAGTCTCTGCTCAGAAGTTTATGGCCTTGAATCTTCTTATATTCATCATTGGCCACTTCAAACGAAATACTTTTCCCATTGTCTATATCGAAGAATTCTTCGATACCTCCTGTCCTAGGAGATTTGGCCTGCATAAGAATTTGCTTCTCTGAGTACGAATGAGAAACTTCCCAGATCTGAACTCCTTTCTTCTCTTCATTATTGCTGTAAACAACAACATTGTAAACACATCTTCGTTTTGGCGCAATCGAAGCAAATTCTTCATATTCTGCACCTGCATTCTGTCTTGCTTCAATATCCTCACAGATAGGACATTTCTGCTTGTAATTTCTTGCAGGACAGACGATCCATTCTTTTCCGGGACCAATATTCTGATGAACCCAAACTTCAAGAACATACATCAGATTTCCTTCTTTGACCGGATGTCGCGGGTCCAGGATCGGAAAATTCTTCCCTGCGAGAAAAGGAATGATGTCAATGATATGAGGTTCATCTTTTGTAGGTCTTGGATACCAAAGTTTCAGTTCTTGGTTTGGATCAAAGTATTTGAAATTCTGATCCCCGTCTTTTCTTTCATAGCTTTGCTGTGCTCTTTTTGCAAGTTCCTCCCTTGCCTTCTTCCTATCGAATCGCATTGTTTTTCTCCTTTCTTTTTTGTTCCTCTTCTTCATAGAATTTCATTTTGTTTTCAAAGTAACTTCTGAAGATTGCAAACATAAGAAGTCTTACAGCGACGTATAAAATCACTGCCGTAAGAATTGTTATACTGGGCCAGATAAGAAAATCTGACAATTTTATCAACATGAAATCACTTCCTTCTTCTCAACCGAGCATTGTTTTCTTCTAAAGATTGTCGGGCCTGTTCTCTGAATCCATCTTCTGTCATTCGACTCGGAATTGATCCGTCTCTTGGTTGAGCCCAGTAGTTTGACATGAAAAGATCAGTCAGTTTCGTTAAGGCCCTTTTCTTATGCTCAAAAGCAGTAATAGCAATATTCGTGATTTTCGCCGATTTTATTGCATCAAGCAGTTGAGAGTTAAGATTGATGATCTCTTCGTCGAGCGCGGCCACTTCTTTGATTGCAGATTCTGTTGGTTTTTCTGACAATCCATATGCCTTTGGGTTCTTTCTGACATCTGCAATTTTCTTGGTTTCGAGAAGAGATAACCGCTCCTTCAATCTATCTCTTTCGTCTTCAGCAAGGACAGCTTCTTCAGTATACTTTGCATACAGAATTGCTTGCCTAAGCCATTCCTGATCGAGAGCATACTTATCTATCTCTAGATCTTCTTTGTAACTCATATTTACAACCTCCTTTCTCTTTTATATTATAACCTATTATATTCAATTCTTTATCGTACATCTCCAATAATTTCTATTTTATCGGAAAAATTCTTGATACCTTCTTCAAATAATATTCTATTCTTTGGATTTCTGAGAACACTAGCAGGATGAATGCAATAACAGATCCAAGCGTTTTCTTTCTCGCTCCATTCAGTACAACCATTGAATTCTGTAATCCCTCCATCTTTTCCTGAGAAATACTTCAAGCCTGTATTTCCAAAAGCCAAAATCAGTACGGGGGAGAGATCTTCAATTTCATGAAGAATCCATTGTTTACATGCAAGAATCGATCTTCTATCAGGCGTTTTTGATATTCGAGGAAAACACTTACATACATTCGTAACATGAAAATCTTCTCTGAAAAGAGAATGTTTTTCAAGTTCTTTCCATAGTAGCTTTCCTGCTTTTCCGATAAATCCAATCCCTTCTTTATCTTCATCAGAACCAGGGGCTTCGCCGACAATCATAAGATTGAAATGGCCAGGAGAAGGGAGAACTGGCCCATATTCTGTTTCTTTTCCTAGATGACAATCATTACAATTTTCAAGCGATTCGGCTTGTATATATGTTCGTTGTTTTATCAATTTTCCTAAATGATTTCTTGGTACCGATAAAGATAACAGAGAATCCAGATCGTTCTTTGGAAAATCAAAACCTATTTTTTCTCTTAGTGCTTGAAAATTATCTTTTCTATTTTCTTTAATCGGAAAAGAAAAATACTTGGAAAGCTCAGATATCTTTCCTTGTTCCTTAAGAGAATGAATTTCATCTATTAAAGAATGTATCTTACTTTTCTTTGGAAGTTGAGTTTTATTCTTCTGAGAAAGAATAATCGTTTTCGTTGATTTGGGAGAAAAGAAAAATCCCTTGGTCTTTTGGGCAGGTATTGTCACAATTTTGACTTGTTTTTCCTTTTGCTCTTCTTTGGTATCGCCTTCTTCATTTCTAGGCTTTGCCGATATAGCAAGCTTTTCTCCTATCCCTTTGATTTCGATTAAGGGGACATAAAGAACCTTATCTTTTGCCTTCCATAGTAAAGGATCAGAAATTCCTATTTTTGGCAAGGCAATATCTAATCCCATTCTATATGCCTCATTGATGATTTCTTCTTTTTTTCCTTCAGAGCCAAAAGAAAGATTAGCACATATGAATTCTGTAGGGTAATAATATTTACACCACGCAGTCCAATATCCAAGAATTGCATATTCAATTGAATGCGAAAAATTAAAACTGTATCGCGCATGAGATTGTAGCATCTCCCAGAAGGCATTTGCTTGTTTCTCTGAAAATATCTTTTCTTTCTTACAGCCTTCAATGAATATTTTCTTGAAGGGCAAGAATTCTTTTGGATTTCTTTGTTTTGATATAATTTTTCTAATTTTATCTGCTATCGAATATGAAAGACCTGCTATTTTGTAAATGACTTCCATGATTTGTTCTTGGTAAACAATAATGCCATAGGTATCTTTGACAATTGATTCATATTCTTTCGATTCAATCTTTCTCTTTTTCTTGCTGTGTTTTCTGGATATGTAATCATTTGTCATCCCAGAATCGGAAGGCCCAGGTCTTATCAAGGCAATAATATCGCTCCATTCGTGTATATTTGTACATTTAATCTGCTTGGCCAATTTACTTGCCATCCAAGTATTCAGTTGGAAAACTCCAGTATTGTTCCCTTCTGATATTTCTTTGAATACTTTTTGGTCGTCTAAGGGGATTTTTTCAAGGACAATTTCTTTTCCTGTATTTTCTTCAATGAGCCTCTTTGTTTCGCTCAGAATAGATAAGGCATTCAAACCAAGAACGTCAAGTTTCATCAGCCCCATGAATTCAGAATCTGTCATCCCCCAATTGATAACTGTTTGCCCTGATCGAACAACAAGATTTCCTCTTGTCCCTTGGGATAGATCATCAGCAGAAATAATGATCCCAGCGGCATGTTGGCCATTGCCTCTTATTTGGCCTTCAAGTTTGATCGCTATTTCTACTTGTTTCTTGTATTTGCTATAGTATTGTTTGCCGACTTCGCTGTTTTTAACCGCTTTTGAAATAGAATCTTCATCATCGTCTTCAATTGCTTCAATTGTTTTTGCGAAGACATCCGTTTCTCGTGCTGGGATATCAAAAACTCTTCCAACATCGCGGATGGCGGCTCTTCCCTTCATGCTTAGAAAGGTGGATATAGATGAAACATTATTCGTTCCATAAAGAGCCTCCAAATGTTCTCTTACGAGATGTCTCTTTCGATCTTCAAAATCAATATCTATATCGGGAAAATCAATTCTATCTTCACTGATGAATCGAGAAAAGAGAAGACCAAATTGAATTGGATCAACACAAGTGATTTCAAGAAAATACGCAACAAGGCTTCCTCCAACACTTCCCCTTCCCGGACCAGTAAGGATGCCATTCTTCTTGCACCATTGAATCAATTCCCAAACTATCATGAAGTATGGAGCGAATTTCTTTTGATTGATTAGTTTCCATTCTTCTGATAATCTTTCAAAATACAGATTAGTTTTATCCGTGTCCCAATTTTCTTCTTCTGATTTTTTGAGAAGTTTTCTCTCGCATTCATTCCATAGAAAACCAGAACAGTCGATTCTTTCATAACCCGGAACAGTTGGTAAAAAGATGTCTTTCTTTTGAATTCTGAATTCTTTGCATTTTTCTACAACTTCCATTGTCCGAGTAATTGCAGAAGTATATTCTTTTCTCGGAACAATTTCTTGTTCTTTGAATGCATCAATCATTTCCGAAACGCTTCTGAGATGAAGACCAGGGACATCTAATTTGAATCTATTCTGATCTGTCCATTTTGCTTTTGTTTGAATTGCAAGAAGCACTTCATGAACTTCTCTATCTTCTGGTAGAATGAAGTGACAATCGTTTGATGCAACAAGTTCAATGTCGAGTTCATTACTTAATCTACAACAGATTTCATTTGTTCGAATCTGGCCTTCTATACAATGAGGCATTATTTCGAGATAAAAATCCCGTCCTATTTTTCTATGAAGAGATCTGGCGAATTCTTCTCCGTTCTCTGAATGGAGAAATGAATTACTACATCCAGATAGAATCACAAGGCCTTCGCAACGAGAAAGGAGAGAATCAAAACCAATCCGCGGTTTGTAGTAGAATCCGGTCAGGTTTGCCTCAGTTAACATTTTACATAGGTTTGAAAATCCCTTTTCATTCTTGATAAGCAGAGTGATGTGCCTTTTTATTTCCCCTTTGGTTTTGACTTCGGGGTTTTCTACAATATAAGCTTCACAGCCCATGACAGGATGAATATGTTCTCTATCGCAAGCTTTTTGGAATGCGATCAATCCATCAACATTTCCATGGTTTGTTAGGCCGAGAGAATTGAAACCTAATTCAGCCGCTTTCTTAACATATGAATCGGCAGATCCATATCCATCAAGAATACTGTATTCATTATGAACATGCAAATGACAGAAATCAGAATTTTTCATTGATAGTATCCTATAAATTAGCACATATATAACAAGCTTGAATCATTCCTGCCTTTCCCGAATACATCCAACTCTCTAGAAAAACATCCATAATGATCGAGGCCCTTGGGCTGTCCTTGCTTAACAACACCATGGACATGTAATTCAAAATGGCATAGCGTATTTTTTCTGGTTCCCCATCAATTTCTTTTAGTATCTTTGATACCGTTGCCCATTTGGATTTTTGAAGAAGTGCTTGAGCTAATTCTAGTACTGAGGTTTCATTTACTGTCATATTCTGTATTGCCATAAAAGCAGATTCATCATCCGGGATATCGATAATCTGATCCAAGATAACTAGTGCTTGCCGAGGAGAACCATCACATACTTCGGCAATCTTCTGAAAAATCTTATCTTCCATTTCAATCTTTTCTTTTTTAGTAATCTCCTTTAGTAGATTGATGATTTTGGCTTTTTGCAATCGCGTTACAGGAAAATGAGTACATCTCGTTTTGATAGTCTTGATAATCTTTTCTGGTTCTGTCGTACAAAGTATAAATACAACATGTTCTGGAGTATCCTCAAGTAATTTTAACAATGCGTTCTGTGCATCTTTTGTCGCTTGATGGAATTCATCAAGAAGATAAACCTTTATCTTTCCATTCAGAGGCGCATATTTGATACTATTGATAATCTCTCGCATAGAATCAATGCCGCGGAGATTAGCACTATTATACTCATAGAAATCTCTATCGGAACACTTCAATTCTTTTGCTATAATTCTGGCAATGGTCGTTTTCCCACAACCCGAAGGCCCCGAAAAAAGAAAGGCTCGAACTTGTCCTTTTTCTCTCAGTAGCACAGATTCGAGAGACTGAATTGTCGATTCATTTCCTATCATCTGCCCTAGTTTTTCTGGGCGATACTTCAAATGTAAGGGAAGAGTTTTTTTCATTGAGTAATCTCCTTTATCTAAGCAATGAGAGTAAGAACATGTCGAAAATCTTCAAATGAGAAAAGAGCCTTTTCTTGGTTAACCTGGAAACAATCCGTTCTCGTAAGAACATCTGATAAAAATAAAGGATTGATGGTAAAAGATACATCAATTTCTTCTTCACTATCTGTTGCAATGATTTTTTCGACCCAAACACCTTCTCTTTCGGCTTTGCAGGATAGTCGGCCTTTACCTATGGAAGAAAGTAAGATCTCTTTATCTATATCATATTCTCCTT